AATTGTCTTAGAACTGGACCAGTTTCTTTTTCATACACACCTATTCTATTCTTAATAATCTCTGGTTTGTCATCTTTTCTACCACGAGCAGATAATCTTCTAATCACTTCTTTTTCTGATACATCTAGAAAGACAACATAATCATATTTGATATCCTGTTCTTTCATCTTGTTTAACTGTTCCATGTTTCTAGGAAAACCATCAAGTATATAACCTGTTTTTGTATCAGGTTTCTCTAGTCTATCTTGTAATGCCTTCATCACATATCTTAAAGGAACTAAATCACCAGAGTCCATTATCTTTGCAACTTCTGGATTTGTCTTTTGTAATTCTCTCATCATATCACCCATGTAGATATGAGGTATTTTAAAATGTTTATTTAAGAACTCTGAATAAGTTGATTTACCAGAACCAGGTCCACCAATCATTATGATACGAGTCATAGGCATATCAATCTCAATCGCTTCTAAAAATTGTTTTAGTGATTTCATTATCCTTTTACCCAATCTTTGGCCATGTTAAAGTTTGCCTGACTAAATTCTAATCTATCAACTAACTTAACAGCACGCCCTTTTTGTATTGCCACATATCCTTCTGGATTTGTAACTTTGTATCCATTCTTTGTTCTTAAAAATGAACCGATACTTTGTATCGTATTTAATTTTTTTAACAATACAGCCTTTGCAGATTGAAATGTTATGTAAGTTGCAATCGCAAAATATAAACCCTCTCTATTTGGTCTTAATATTTTCATTCCTGCTTCAAGTATTTCTTCATACTTTTGTTTTGCCTTATCAGTTTTTTTACTTGCAATTTCTTTTTGTATTCTGTCTTTAAAATATACTTCAAAATTATTTGCTAACTTTGATGTATTTGTAATCGGTGTACCTTGTCTTATGTAAGTATTAAAAAATGTTTTAAGTTGAATACCAAGAGATAAAGGACCAGTATCTTTTTTTAATTTATCAATAAATGCACCTGCTTTATAAGCAGACCCTTCTGCCATTCTAATAATATTATCAAATGCTTTTTCTTCAGCAGAATTGAAACCAGGATCCTCTGATTGTTTATATGTAGCGTCATCAAAGAATACATTTTTATTCTTTTTTAAACTTCTAGTGCTAGCACCAAAAGTTGCTTTTATAGACTTCATTGTATTGCCTGAATATGATGTATGAAATATAATACCGAGTTGTGCTTTGTTAATATTGTTATATAAAGAACTGCCAAACAATCCTGTTTTAACAATAGGCACAGCATATGTAATAGTGTTAGGAGTAAATATGATTGACTTTTGACCTGCGACTGTAGCAGTTTTTTTATCGCCACTTGTAAACAGTAAATCGCCTTGTAAGATTCCTGATATACCTAGAGATGGTAAAAGCTTTAAACAAATCTTTAATTTGTCAGCTAGAGCACCGCCATGGTTTCTGCTAATATCAGCATTTGTATAGTTTATTTTTGGGGTAACATTAAAGATAGATTTAGTGCCAACAAAGAACTTTTTATTTTCTGGATTGATACCACAGAAAACCGCAGGTGCACCGTCCCATTTTACTGAAACTGTGGATCCGCCTGACCCTCCCTGTAACATCTGTTTGATAGACTTTAGAAATTCAATTGCTGTTTTAGCACCTTTACTTCCATTATTAATTATTTCGTCTTCCAAATGTTCAAGATGTGTATTCTTATCTTCTACAAGATAGTCTTGAAATTTCTGCATTACGCACTTTCTCCATTAGTATATATTATTACACATCTATTTATAAGAATTAAGCATTAGCCACAGGTTTCGGCGTCTAATAATTTCTTAAACTCTTTATTAAGACCCCCTTGAAACTGGGGGTCAGGATTAAATGACCCCTTATATCTAACTTCTAAATCTAATAAATTTATTGACTTTGTAGTTCCTTTAACTAACTTAAAAAATATCTTAGCAGCTTCAGATTTTTGCGTTGCTTCGGTATCTTGTATCACTCTATAAGGTCCTCTGTACTTTTCTTCGATTCTTTTTATTCCACATAAAGTTGTTTTTAGTGGTAAAATTTTTGCTGGAGATATATTGACATCGCCTGATGTTTTAACCTCTGCAATACCTGTAACTAAAGCAAAATCAAAGCCTTTTCCTTCTAAATCTTTTGCGTCAAGTTCTTTAAAAAGATATCGTTTTAGTATAATATTAATTAAATTTTCTGCTAATTTAGGACCTGCTGTATCAATAAGTTTTTCAAATGACTTCCATAATTTATTATTTTTCTTTTCAGATAATTTTTGATTTACAAAAAAACGCATACTTTTTGGGTCTCTAGTATTTGAATCAGAGTATCCATCATTTGATGTTGCATATCCTTTAGTATCAATATATGATTTACTAAACTGATTTTTATCCCTATTTTTTGCTTCAAACAGTTCTTTTTTATTTCCTCTTTTTAGAGAATCAAAATCTTTTATATCTTTTTTTAATATTATTTTTTTATCTACTGCTTCAATAACTAAATCAGCAAAGTAATTTATTCTAGTTTCAACTAGTTGTTTTTTTAATTTTGAAAATTCTTGTCCATCAAATGCACTCGCAAATGCTTTGTTTATAAGAGTAGGGTCTTGTGCTTTTACTGTTTGTTTTTTCTTTAGCGATACGCCGTAAAATAATCTTCTATTTTTTGTAACGATAATATCTGCTGAGTTATAATCTTGAAATCCAAAAGCACTTATTTGAAACTTCTTTACCTCATCAGGCCATTTATTACCCGTCATGTAAGTAATAATATTACCTTGAGTATTCATGTAGTTTCTTATTGCTAACGCAGCCGATATACCTACAGCCATGTCAGCAACAGATTTAGGATTATTTGAATCTACTAAACTTAGAAAACCAGTTCTTATTGAAGATGTAGCAAACTTTACATCTTTACCAACACCTTTTTTTAGTAATGATTGTAACTGTGCTACTGTTTTAACTTTTCTTAAAAAAGTCGAATTGTATTGTAGTGCTATTGCAGTTGTTATTTCAGAGGTTTCATATGCCATGCTATTATTTATATACTAGCAGAGCCGATTTGTCAAGCTTTAATTAGAAAATGCTTTGCCTTTAAATACTACTGATACATTAAATTTATCAGTCTCAACAGACCTTAAAGTATAAGGTATTCTTGAGTCAAAGACTATGACACGACCTTGTCTTGGCCAACATGATTTCACAATGTTTACGATTGGGTCGCCATTAATTCCGTAAGGCGTATTAATTGCTATTGCTTTCATATCATCTGTAAAATTAGGTGTCCATAAATCTAGTGTACCACCATCTTCTGGTTGCAAGTTTGGTGTTAAGTTTACAATAACAGTATATGTGTTACCTACTTTAGCAGTAGGATTAACTTTATTAGTACTTTCATTATATACATCAATATAAGAATCAACAAGGTCAATACCAGGGTTTACTTGTTCCCAAAGGTCTCTAACCCAATCTTCATCTAAGCCAACTTGATTCCATTCTTTCAATCTATGTTTACCTGTCTTAAATTTTTCTATAGCATTTTCATAATATCTTTTGATATCCTTTTCAGGTATTGTATCATCTGTATGTCTTATGACTTGATGATAGTCGCCACCTGTTAAAGCATCAGCACTTACTGTAAAAACTTTACCAGTTTTAGTATCTGTAATCTCAAACTCACTAGGTTGCTCTGGGTCACCTATTGATTCAATATCAAATTTATTTTCGATTACTTCGATACCTGATTCTTCTAGAGAAGTGTTATCGCCTTCGACCACACTTGTCATATCAACTACTTTTGTCATGTTTTGTCTCCTGTTCTTCTTCTTCAAATAGTATCATGGTAATTAAACTATAAATTGCCATGTCCATTAAGGTATCTTTAATACCTTCTTCTTTAAATTTAAATTCACCTTTCTTGATGAAATTACTTATACGAGCATACTTATCGCCCATACGAACAACAGAACCTTTCCAAGCAGAAATACCCGATAATTCTGATAATCGAAAGTTAGCAAAGATATCTTCATTTGCACCATAATCATGCCTTTTTTTATCATGTAATTCTTTTATTACATCTAAAATTTCATAAAATCTTTTACTTTGTTTATTCATATCATCCATTATATTTTTCCTAGTGTTAGGCGACTCTCATGATTACTCTTTTGTTGGATTACCATAATCATCTTCTGTTTCAACTTTAGGTTCAGCTTTAGCTTTAGGTTCTTCAACCTCAGCAGAAGCTGGTACATTGTCTTGAATATACTTTGCGTGATGAGCAACGATAATTCTAGCATTTTGTATATCTGCATTTAGATTATTAACTTGCTTTTGGTAATTACTTACCTGTATGATAGCATTCCTCATTTCAGTACTGAATTTAGATTCATCATACCATTTATCATTTAGTTTTATAGCCATTTGTTTTCTCCTTTTGGTTACATTTTAAAATCTGAGAATTGTCCCAGTTTTTTAAATTTATCATTAGATGATGAGGTCTTTTGCCCACTATCAACTAAATCGGTTTGTGCGTTTTGTTCTACATCATAGAAACGCATTTTAGACCTATCGACACCAAGTATAAACTTTCTATTTACCGTTGGGTCGTTATATCTATTCTTTAATTGTTTGACCATTATCTGGTTCTTTTCTTCTAGTTCTTCACTACTAATTAAAGCAAACATAAAGTCTGCTGTTGCAGGAAGACCAAAACTTTCTGAGGTATCTTCTAGACCTACATCACTACTTACAAAACCAGCTCTTGTCGTTTGAGTAGCAGAGAAGATAGGAATATCATGTTCAACAGCAAGACCTCTTAATTCTTCAGCAATTGATTTAATCATTGTATAACTATTCACATTTGCACCAGACTTAAATCTAGATGAAGTACAGATATTTAAATAGTCAACAAATACGATATCAGGTTTAAAAGATTTCTTTAATGCTAATTCACTAAGCAAGTTTTTAAAATGACCTGTGTGAGCAGTAGCAGTAGGATATTCTTTAATAATTAATGTGCCTGTTGTTTTACTTTGTAACTTATTTATCTTCGTTTCATACATCTTATAAGGTAATTCTTCTAAATCACTCATGCCGACATTCAATAAGTTTGCGTCTATTCTTTCAGCGATTCTTTCTTCAGCCATCTCTAAAGTTATATACAATACATTCTTACCTTGTAATAAAACAGATGAAGCAAGGTGTGTCATAAACATGGTCTTACCAACACCAGTACCTGCAAGGCAGATATTTAAAGTCTTACTTGGGATACCACCTCTTGTAATCTTGTTAAAGAAATCTAAATCTAATTCAAGTCGTTCTTCTTTTCGATTGTAATAATCATATCGTTCTTTTGATTCAAGTAAGTAATCATGACCGACTTTCTGGTCAAAAGATACTGAAAGAGCATTTGATAATAACTCTGGAAGATACTCTAATGTATGGTTCTTATCTTTACCATCTATGATTTGTATGCCATTTAAAACTGCATTGTGAATAGAACGGTCTTTGCAAAACTTTTCTGTTGTCTCAACTAACCATTCTAGATTAACTGGTTCAGGATTTAAAGTAGATAATATATCAGTAACTTGTTTATACTCATCTTCATTAATAGATTTGTTACCATTAATTTCTATTGATAAGGATTCTTTTGTAGGAAGATTATTATACTTATTAACAAACTTATAGATTTCTGTAAACAATACTTTTTCTAATCTATCAGTAAAGTATTCCTCTTTAATAAAAGGTAAAACTTTTCTACAATATTGCTCATTGTGAATTAAGTTTCTAATCGCTGTTCTTTCAATTCTTTCCATTAACTTCCTTCTTTTAATTGTTCACCAAACCAAGTTCCAGACAATTGTTCGTCAAGTAACACAACTAGAATATCGCCAATATGATTTATAAACTCTTGACTATCTGTATCAGCCGTAATTTTGTTTTCAATAACAGTATAATCAAACACCATAGGCAAAGCACCATCTGATGTCTTTTCTTCTTCTGGTCTAAAACCTACATTACCATATTTAAGAACTATACTTGCATATGGTCCACTAATTAATTGAATTGCTGTAAAGTTTTCTCCTGGCTTTTCAACAAAGACATAATCTTCTCGGTGTTTAGGACTGGTCGTCTGGTGTGTCGGTGGTATCTTCGACTTCTTCAATGTGGTCTCCATACTTAAATTCTTTGGCACAAACAGCGTCTAGCTGTTCTAGTATCTCTGGTGTGAAATACTTTTCAGGATTATTATTAATTGTTTTACCAAATGTTTTACTACCATCTGGCAACTCTACCCTCGTTGATACTGATTTAAATATATTATGTTTTAATGCTAAATCTAGTAAGCCATAATATCTATCTAAGCCTTTATCGTAAGTTAATCTAACATCTACTACTTTATTTTCTTTTGTTATTCTAGATTTGTAATTTTTACAATGAATAATATTACCAATAACTTCTGTCCCATCTTTTTCTTTTCTCTTTGATAGATAGATAATAGAACTAGCCGCATACTTTAGACCAGACCCGCCACCCATTTCTTTTTGTGGATACATACTACCGATAACATCATAAGTATGATTTGTTATGATAAGAGGAACTTTTGCCTTACCTAACTTTAATGTTAATACTCTAAAGACAGCTTTTACTATTTGTGCCCTTGTCATATCTTTAGTTTCTTTACCTGCCTGTGTATCTTCAATCTCTTTAGTAGTTGATAACATACCTAGAGAATCTAATACAAGTAATAATGGTTTTCTTTCAGACGAATCTTGAGTAATATACTTATCTAATACTGTTAATGCTTGATGTCTAAATTCTTGAACAGTAGTAACTGGCATTACAACCATACGACTACTATCAATTTGTCTTTCTTCTATAATCTCTTTTGATACAGCTGATTCACTTTCAAAAAATATAACACCGCCATCAGGATTTTGGTCTAGAAAATGTTTACACATACCTAGTACAAAGAAAGTTTTGCCTGTTGCACTTTCACCTGCGATAGCAGTTATCTTGTTTGATGGTAAACCTTTGTGTATACCACCACCTAATAATGCATTAAATATATAAGAACCTGTATCAATAAAATCTGTTACATCACCTGACGCACCGTCTGATACTAAACTAGCATATTCATTACCAGTTTCTTTAATTACCTCTTTCAAAAAATCACTCATTATCTACCTCCTCTTATTACGTTCTTTTTGATGTTATTATACACTATGCATAGCCCTTTGTCAAGCAAAAAACTCATCTAAAGTTGCCTTTCTTGAGTTTTTAAATAGGTCTGTTTCTGGACCAAAACACCAAACATTTTCTATAAACATCTTATTCATAAAGTCAGCCTTTTCTTGCTCATCTTTAAATAGTGTATCTGATTTTGGTCGTTGCATAATTCTCATGCCAATCTGACCAAGAAATTTATCTTTAAATTTATTCACTAATTCATCACCAGAACGATAACGAACACCATGAATTTTTGGATCCATAATATTTACAAACATAAACTTTGAAACTTCCATAGTTTTTTCTGCAACTGATAAATAAAAATTATCACGCCATTTATCATACTCGTTAAACTTATGCCATGATTGTAACTCTTGTTTTTCACCACCTTTATTATATTGTTCTGTAGAAAAATATGGTGGACTTGTAAATGCAACATCTATATTTGGTAGTTTATGATATGGTAAATCTTCAGCACCACAATTCCATATCTGAACTTTTTTAGGTACAGATAAAAGTTTATTGTATATGGCAATCTGTTCTTGATATCGTTGATATGTATTTGGATTAGGGTCACAACCATAATATTCTTCAGCATCTGAAGCAAAGAAACCTGCAAGTCTATCACCCCAACCACAACTTGTATCTAAAACTGTTTTAGCATTTGTAATATCATAGATTGCTTTTGCAACAACTGGTTTAAATTGTGTTGCAATATATGTACCCAATCTAAATGCTGAGATGTAACTCTTTTCATCTAATCGACCACCTACTAATTTCTCAGTTTCGGTACCATCTAATTCTTTTATCTTTGTTAGTTTAACATCATTAATACCACGCCATATCGGACCTAAACATTTCCATATAGCATAAGCATCTCCATTTTCCCAAACTTCTTTAGGTGCTCTGAAGCCATAACTACTACACTCTAGTCGTAAATCTTGCATGAAATAATTACTTACATCATTAAAGGTACTAGCACCATTTATCAAGCCAAGTCCGTATTCATTATAAGGGTATTTGTAATCATCATACTTTTCAAATACTTCTTTTTCTACTTGCTCGTTAGGAATGCAAATGGTGTTAGTATCAAACTTTTTAAGATTAGCAAATGCTTTTCTCATGTTTTCTTTTGTGATTTCTTTGAGAGGAAATACTGGTTTTTCACTAGCAATATAGTCTGCCAAGTGTGTTCTCATCTTCTCTTTGCCGTACTCAGCGTTCATTTTTTCGAAGATAGTAGATGTCAAGATAGGCAGTTTACCGTCTGTAGCGGCGGCTAAGAGACGGCTATATAGTTCATTGTCTCGTTCATAGTGTGTAAATGCGTTTTCTTTCATTAAAAGAAGTTATCCAAGGTTGATTGTTTTTCAAAATTCCAGTTGATTGCGTTCACGATAAATCGTAATGGTTCTAAAAATGACTTGTCAAACTGTTCATCATAATTAATGTATTGATGTAAATTAAATTCTTTTGGCAAGTGTGTAGGGAAAGATATTACCTTTTCTCTCAACGAATTAGGTTCTTTTAAAACAATAAATTTAATCTTATCGCCTTCTTGTATTTTTTCATACTTAACTAACTTGTTTTTCTTTAGTAAATTATTGTACAGTAAAGCACCTTTCACATGAATTGGTGTTGACTTTTGATATATGTCTGTTGATGAAGAATACTTTTTAAGATTATTACATGAACGAGGATAAGCAATTTCTTCTGGTCGTAGTTTTTTAAAGTGTGTTCTAAATTCATCTATGAATTGTATTAGTGCTGCCTCATCTTTAGTCATAATTATTTTCAATGCTTCTTTAATCTTAACACGACAAGGGGCAGGTGTCGAACTTTTAACAGCCTCGATACCCATAATCTTTAACTTAGGTTCTTTTAAATCAACGCCTTCTTCATTGAACACATTGAGAATATATCTTTTCTTGGCAGTCCATATACCTTTGTTAGCAATTACTTCTCGTTTCATAATCATCTTTTGGTCATATGCTTTTACATATTTAGCAAGTTTGTCATAACTATTATCAATTGCAACTTGTAGTTTTTCTTCACAAAACTTATCTAGAACTTTTACAATCTTTCTTGTATCAGATTTATCTTTAAATATTTTATCTACAACTGCACCTAGTTTTACATAGATAGAATCCGTATCAGAAGCCACAACATAAGTTTCATCTTTAGTTTTTAATAAATTATTTAGATATTTATTTACATCTCTTTCAATCCATCTAATTGCAAGTTGACCTGCTTTTGTGATACCTTCAGCATGTCTTACATCAAAGTATTTAAAGTATTGATTGCCAATAGCACCATAAGCACTATTCAAAGCAATCTTTCTTGCAAGTTGAATATTATGATTAGCTGCAATATCATTTAATAGTTTTTTATCACCAGTTTCTTGATATAACTTTTTACACTCAATCATTTTCTTTTTGTAGATAACTCGTTCTTTGTAAAGTTTCTCCATCAACTTAGGAAGAAAACCTCGTTTGTCTGTTCTAAACATAGCACCATTAGGTGTAATAGTAGCACCGTCTAGATGAGATAAATCAGATTCTTGATTTAACATTTTATCTACACTTACAGAATTAGGTTCAAACCCGACCATTGTTTCAGGTGAAATATTATACTGCATAATTAAATGTGGATACAAACTGTTTAAATCAAAACTACAAATCCAGTCGTGAAAACCTACGACAGGATCCTTTACATATGCACCTTCATAACCACCAGAGTATTCGTTGTTATTTACAGCAGGACAAACAAGTTTATTTTCTTTGAGATAATTAAATATGATAGTGTCCCACATACGAACTTGACCAAACACATCTTGATAATTTACTTTGCCTTCATAAGCCATAGTCAAATGTAAAGCAATCAACTGCATTTTATCTTCTAACTTATCAACTATCTCAACATCTTGAATGTTATACTCTACGAATAATTGATAGTCATTCTGATAAAACTCTTTGAAAGTATCATATGGATTTTCTAATTTGTTTTCGCCTAATTCTACTTCACCAATGTAATCTAGTTTGTAACTTTCTTGTCTAACGAATGTATGTTTACGATACAGGTCAAGATAATCTAAAACTGAAACGCCTAGAATATCATAATAGTTTTGTTCTCTATTGAATCCTTTAGCAGTTATTTTTGCACTATTAGAAGTTACGATACCCCAAGGACTAAACTGATTTACAAATTCATCGCCCATAAGATATCTAAAACGATTCATCAAATAAGGTATATCAAAGAACTTAACATTCCAACCTGTTACAATATCTGGATTGTAAGCAACCCAGAACTTTGTAAACTTTTCTATTAAATCTCTTTCGGTAGAACATTTATAATACTTTACATCATCACGGTCATTAACAAAGTTACCACAACCGAAAACAATAATACTTTTTCTTACATGGTCTTTTACAGTAATACAAATTAAAGGTTGACTTGCAAGACTTGGGTCAGGGAAACCATTCTCACTTTCACACTCAATGTCAATTGTAATTAATCTTATTTGTTTTAAATCCCAATCGACTTTGCCTGGAAACTTATCTGCGATATATGGATATTGAAATCTTGTATTACCAAAATATTCAAAGTTAGTTACACCTTTGTATTCGTCAATCCACTTTCTTGCCTCATACATACTTTCATGTTGTATCTTTGTTACATTACGACCATCTAATGTTTTATATCCTGTTTCTTCTTGAACAGGTGTGAACAAAGTTGGTTTGTAATTTACTTTAAACTTTTTATGACTACCATCATGGTCGATACCACGAACTAGTAATCGACCTTTATGAGGCAGTACACTCGTATAGAATTTCACTATATCTGTGTATTATTAAAGTGTTTGTTTAATGCGGTTAGTTTTTCTTCAGCAGATGCTAATACATCTAATTGTTTATCCATTTCTTCAATAAACTGTGGGTGTTCGCCTATGCCTACTGAATTGTCAAAGTATACAACTACAACAGCAAATGCTGCTGCTATGTCTGCTTCGTATTTTTTCTGTAACGCCTTGAATAAAGGGTTATCTGATTGATGTGATTTTGCCATGATTTATTCTCCTTTTCATAATATTATTATAACATAAAAATGTTATGTTGTAAAGCACTAATCTAAACTATATTTGTTTGTAACCACAAATTTTCTGTCTGGATTTACCATAACATTTACCTTACTCATAAACTCTCGGTCAAATAGAATTGGCGTTCTATTTTCTCTATCATCTAAAGTAAATTCTGTTTCGTACATAGTGCCTAAGAACTCGACATCTAGTTTAATCACATATCTAGTTTCGTCATGATTTCTTAAACCACCTACTGATATTTCTTCTTGTCGAATTATATCACTTGTAATAGTTTTATCTAGTAAAGACCATGTAATTCTTTTACCATTAACTTTCATCTTGTCAGCATGAATAACTGGCATACCTGAGTTGCCAGTATCAAACTTAGCGATGATTTCACCAAATGGTTTGATAGATACAATCTCTTTAAATCCACACTCACCAGGTACTTTAACCCAATTCTTTTTGTCAGCAAAAAATTCTATAATCTCTTTACTAATATTTTGACCACTTGCTTCTTCCATACCTTCAGTACCAGGAGATGAGTTTACCTCGATAACAAATGGTGGTTCTTTTTCTCTATTCTTACTTGGTATAAAGTCAACAGCAGTCCATAGTCCATTAACTGCTTTTGCAGCCTTTAAACTTTCTTCTATTTCTAATTCTGTTAGTTTTAATTTTTCTGGTTTAGAGCCTTGTGATACATTACTTCTAAAGTCTCCTTCAACTACAGGTCGCTTCATTGTTGCTAAAACTTTGTTACCCAATACTAATACCCTAACATCATAATCTGTTTTAATATATTCTTGTAAAAGTAAATCTGCATCGGGGTCTTGTTTGCAAATTAATTGTACAATACTATCTAGTGCTTTTTCTGATTCAATAAACAATACACCAACACCCTTTGAGCCTCTTAAAGTTTTCATAATCACAGGCATTTGTGTATCTAGTTTATCAAGTGCTAGTGCTGATTTCTCAGGGTCGTTTATAAGGACAGTTTTAGGTTGTCGAATACCATAATCAGAAAGTCTTAATGCCGTTCTATACTTATCTGTACATATACTAATTGATTCTCTGCTGTTAATTACACAAACACTATGTTTTTCTAGTGAAGATACAATATCCATCCAACTGTCTTTTCTGACAACTGAACCTCTTATGACAGCGATTGTATCAGCACCTGAAACTACAAAACCTTTTTTGTCATCTTTATTATGTAATCTAAAAATGCCATCTTCGTATGAAGTATAACCACCTGTTAGTTTATACAGATAATTTTTCCATCCTAACTTGTCTGCTTCTTCTTGTAGTCTATTAGCGGTATGAAACGTCTTTGCCGCTTCAGGTTCATCTGTAATTATAACTAATTTATATTTCTGATTGCCATTGGCTTCAGTTATAAATTCTCTAAACTTGGGTGCCTTCATCTTCGATTTTTTTACCTATATTATATTTTGCTTGTAAGTCCCATTCACCTTTTTCTTTAAATGATAAAACTTTGATTTGTGATAGAGGTGCTTTATTTTCAGCAACTGTGGCATTAACTATTGCAATTAATCCCCAATCGCCTAATAATTGAGCAATTGTATTTCTTCTTTCAATATCGTTCTCGGTTAAGTTTGATTCTTTACCATCTAACGCAAATAGTTCTTTAAAATGCGTTATGAAATATCTACCTTGTTTGTGTAGTATATGACACGATTGAAATAATTTTTTATCTTTTCTAGAGGCAACACCAATTCTAGTTAGTGTTTCACGAACCTTTAAAAAATCGTCTGGTTCTTTTAATTGAACTTCCAACATATCTCCTGGATCCCAACTAATATCTAATTCATTCATTTTATCCCACCTTTATATAGTTTTTCCTTGATGAGTTTTATATCATCTTTGGTGAGTATATCAAGAGCGGTCTTTGCCTTATCATTACTATAACCATAATACTCTTTTACACACTCAATCTCTTTTAGCTTATTCGCTCTCAGAAACGGAGTAAACCGTTTCTTACTTCTAATACTATTTAGTAGAAATTGAAACTGCATATCTCTATCAAGAAAATGATTTCTATTCATTTCATTGACAAGCATTACGGTGTCTGAAAAACCAGATAACATCTTATTTACAATAAATGCAGGATACTTCTTTTCCCACATTGGGTCATCTGAGTTCATGACATTCTTTTTAGTAAAGTTTATTGCGTTTAAGTATTCTTTTAAATCATAACTCATTTGAATTTAACCTGGGACATCAATTCAGTTAAACATGCCACCAAGTTAATTTCTTGGTCTGCAACAAAGGCAGACTTATACTGATAATCAGCAATAATTAAAACAGCATGAGGTATAGTTTCTGGTTGTAAACTATCATACATATTGTCATAAATTTTTCTAAAGATTTTAACCGGGTCATTATCAAGATTATTGACAACCCATTTTCTCATATCACTAAACTCTTTACCTTTAAGGTGAGTTACAAGTGTCTTTAAATTTTCATCAGATACATTAACAAGTATACCAGCATCAATAGTACCACTTACAGAATATCTTTGTAATTCATTAATAAGTTTTCTAAAGTCTGGGAAATGTTTCTTGATTAATTCAGCAAGTACTTCTTCTTCAAAGTCAACATTCTGTTCTTTGAGAATATAAGTTGCTCTTGAAAACAACTGACTTGCTAATTTAGGTTTATCTTTTGGATTGATTCTAAATTCTATATTAGAAAATCTACTATGCAATGGTTCGATTATTCTATTCTTAAAATTACAAGTAAGAATAAATCTACAATTCTTGTGAAACTCCTCGATGAAGCCTCTCAATGCAGGTTGTGTAGATTGTGGATTTAGATAATCTGCCTCATCAAGTATGACTACTTTTTTACCACCCGATAGTGATACAGTAGAAGCAAAGTTTTTAATCTTATCTCTAAGCACATCAATACCCCCTTCTTCAGAAGCATTAATCATAATCCAGTCACAGTTCATTTCTTCACAAATTGCTTTTGCAACTGTGGTCTTACCAATACCTGGTGTGCCTGATAGTAATAGATTTGTTAATTCACCCTTCTTAATAAAGGATGAAAATAATGTC